CATCATGGAAACTGTGCTGTTTGAAGGCGGTCAGTTGAGCAAGTCGCCTGAGCATTGGGAAGACTACCCAGAGGATTACGTGGCCTTTACTGTGACTATGCTGGGCGCGATATCGTTCCCTTTTTTGAAAGGGAACCTTGGCGGCTAACAGTTCCGACTCCACTGTCTGAACCCAACATTATCAAGCGTACAAACCTAGACAACCAGAGAATGATAGAGCACGCGCTGGTGCGTCACGGTTACGGTACGCTTGATGAGATACGGCAGATGGACACGCGGGACTTATTAGACGCGATAGAGTACCAAGAGATCGCGTCAGCCATTGAGCAGTACCACATAAACGAAGCGCAGCGGGCACGGTGACACGGCCCGCTGCCGTGCTATACTTGGCCGAAATGTAATCACCATGGGCGCACAGCATGGCCGAAGTAACAGAACTCATAACCCGCTTCAGTTTTTCCGGCTCAACAGGGCCATTGGAAGACTACAACGGCAGCCTTGGCAAAAGCGTCGGCCTTCTCGCGGGCATGACGGCAGCGCTTGGCGTTGCGGTTGTAGGCATTAATAAGTGGGTAACGGGTATAAGCCAGTCCCTACAGCCGCTTATAGACCTGAACGCAAAGACCGGCGTATCTGTCGAGAAGATCCAAGAGCTATCGTTCATTGCCGAGCAATCCAGCTCATCAACCGAAGCGTTGTTCTCATCCATAAGCGGGCTTGGCGCAAAGATAGGCGAGGCAGCGCAGAAAGGCAGCGAGGATTTTTCACGCCTGGGTGTGAGTGTCAGGAATGCCAACGGGAGCGTTAAAGATACAGATGTTGTTTTGTCCGAGGTGGGCGATCGCTTCAAGCAACTTGGCCTGTCAATGAACGAGCAACAGGGCTTTGCCGAAGCGCTCGGCATAGACCCTAGCCTGTTAAGCATGATGAACAAGACCGGCGCAGAGATGGCAACCCTTCGTGGGGAGGCGCAGCGCTTAGGTGTTCTGACCGCCGACCAGGTTAAGAGTGCGCAGGATTATAACGACGCGCTGGGCAAGCTTGGATTCGGCATGGAATCGGTCAAGCGGTTTATTGCCGTTGGCCTTGCGCCTGAGTTGACGGAGATGACCAAAGACTTTACGGACCTGCTGGCGGCTAACAAAGACTGGATCATTAACGGTATCAAAGCGACTGTGGGCGTACTGCGGGACATGGTCGATGCTCTGATTAGGCTGGCCCCGTTTATTACAGCGGTGGGCGCGGCTTTCTTGCTGGCCAAGGTGTATACGCTAGGGTTTGCTGGGGCTATGGCGCTTGTTTTTTCGCCCGCCATTCTAATTGCTGCGGGAATTGCCGCCGTTCTAGTTGTATTAGATGATTTGATTGTGGCTTTTCAGGGCGGCAAGTCTGTTATTCGGGACTTTTTCTTAACGGCCTTTGACTTTGATATTCAGCCTGTATTGATTGAAATCGTTGACGGCTTTAAAGAAGTGTTCAGCCTCTTACTGGAACTTGCAAAGGGATTTCTGTCAGGATTCGGCAGCATATTTTCCGGCATCGGAAAGCTAATGACCGGCAATTTTTCGGAAGGGCTGGACGATCTAAGCGAAGGTTTTACTACGTGGATCGACACGATGGCCGCAGCGTTTAAGAACATTTTTGGCGGAATATTTGATTGGGCCAAAAACGCAGTAATGGACATTGTGCCAGACTGGGCGTTGAAATTAATTGGCGCAGACTCCGGCGGCTCATCATCCCTAGAGTCAAACGGCAGCCAAGCGCTTCAAGCAGGCGGGCGCAACAACATCATGGACCAGTACAGCTTGGTTGAGCAGACCGTTAAAATGAACATAAGCACATCAGATCCAGAAAAAGCAGGCAAGGCGGCGTCTGACGGATTGCAGCGCCAGCTTGAGGATGCTCGGAACCAGACGCGCGGCAGGGGGGGTAGTTAATGGCCAGCATTGTCGATTATGCAAAAGAAAATTACAAAACCGGAGGGATTCGGGACTATATATCCGGCCAATTTACCGACGGAGATGACGGTGAATTTGTTGGCATAGGAGGGTTTAAGACCGCAGCAACTGTGAAAGAAAGATTCACTCGAAGCGCTTCTGTGCCTACTACTTTTTTGGAAGACGGAAGCCACATTAATGATCACATTATACGAAACCCACTGACTATAAGTATTGAGGGTAACGTCTCTGATCTGTTTGCTATCCCGAGTCCTGCCATTGCGGCATTGCAGGAAGCGCAGGCGCAAATCGGTAACATCAGCCAGTACGCCCCAGCAAGAACTCAGGCGCAGTTGAGCAGAGTGTCAGGTCTGGCGAATGACTTTGTGAGTGCGCTGGATAAAGTAGATTCCCTTATAGAGTCTGCTCAGACCGCATCATCGTATCTAGGACTGCAAGACAAGGAGGCCGATAGCAATATAGAAAACTTCCTGAGTTCAATCGCTGGCCACCAAAGCGCTGACAGCCTGATAACTATTAGCACGTCATTCAAGAATTACCCTGACATGTATATCACCTCGTTTGAGGCTACTCGGGACAACCAAAGCAACTCGCTAGACTTCACCATGGAGCTACAACAGTTCCGCTTTGCAGATACCATCTTTGTAGAAATATCGGCGGCATCCAAGCCCTCAAGCGCTACCAACGGGCAAACGGAAGGGGCCAAAGACAAAGGCGTACAGGAAGGCGCGGAAGTTACAGAAAGCTTTGCGAGCAGCCTCAAGTCTGGCATAAAGGGGTCATTTTAAATGAAGCGCCTACAAAACCTGACAGCCGAGCCAATCCAGCGCCACACGATCTTGTTCGAGAAAGACGAGATCACATTCGTGTTGCGATTCTACCCGCGAACGCAGGTATGGTTATTCGATGTGGAGTTTGGCGACAAGCAAGTGTATGGCCTGAAGTTATCCGTAGGCGTGCTGCACATGCTGAGCCAGAACCAGCCGTTTGATTTTATTTGCGTGGACAAGAGCGGCAACGGGATTGATCCATTCACTCGGACAGACTTCAGCGGCGGGCGGTGCGAAATCTATTTGCTCGAGGCTGCGGATATGGTGCAGATTCGGGGCGTGGAGGTGCAGTTTTAGGTTGACGATGCGTTAACAATAACCTATTGTTGTTTCGCGGCTAGGCTCATTACCGAAAGCTGGCACACCCAGGCCAGTTGCCGCAAACCTTATCTGGGATCAATGCAAGGGTGATTGATATGAGTAGCCAAATTTCTAAAAGCGTGCACTGGGTTGCGGTAGACCATGAAGGACATGGTGACCCAGAATACGGACAGGTAGAAACATGGAGCTGCGGAGAGCACGGGCACGAATCAGAGTCAGCCGCCGAAGCCTGCATTCAAGAAAAAAAAGATGCGAGGGAGAAATATTTTTTAAGCCTTAAGTGTGTTCCTATAAAGAAAATTGAGGTTATTGAGAAGGTATACTGGGATTGCGGTCACCCAGACCACAAGCACGTGTCAGAGTATATTGCAAAAAATTGTATTATTGATGGAAAAAATAAACCAAAACAGCCCGCCAGAAGACCAACAAGAACACGAGAAGCAATCAGCGAAATGTGCATGAATATTCTTGCGGGAGAATCGTTTAAGTCGGAAGGAAAAAAAATCGGAGTGCGCGGAGAACGCGCGCAGCAGATCTTTAATCAAACTAAAAGAATGATTTTCCACCCAAAATACAATACATCAAATGACGACGGGTCAATATTTAAAAATATAGATGATTTATATGAATTAAGGAAAAACAAAAAGGCAGTAGAGTGCTTCCGACAAAGGATGTACCGCTGGGAATGCGAAGAGAAATAACCCAGACAGGCTCCATTTCCGCTATACTAGCCCGTAACACTCAGTTGCGGGCTTTTTTATGGCCATCCCAAGATTCAACAGAACCTACACACTAGAAATCGACATCGGCACGCGCACCGAAATCATTCGGCCACCCATGCGCATCAGTTTTGAGGCCGACAAGTCCATCAGTGGCGGGCTGAACAAGTGCCGGATTCAGCTGTACAACATCGAAGAGCGCAAGCGCCTGGCGTTGGCAAAGGATGCTGAGCAGCAGGGCAAGCGCATCCCTATACGTCTGTCGTGTGGCTATCAGGACAGGCAAGAACTGATATTCAAAGGAACGATATTTACCGGCGGCACCGAGCGCCAGGGGCCGGATCTTGTCACTACTATAGAGTCTCAAGATGGCGGATTCGATTTTACCAACAGCTTCACCAGCCGGACGGTTGAAGGTGGCAAGAGGGCTGTTGATTCAGTGCGGCAGGATATGCCCAATACCGACGAGGGCAAGATTACCGAGCGGCCTATACTGACGCGCCCAAAGGTTCTGGTGGGCAACAGTGCACAACTAATAGATGAAATGGTTGGCCCAGGCGAAACCTGGTATATCGAAGACGAGCGACTCTACATCATCAAAGACAACGAGGTAACGAGCCGGTTTATTCCAGTCGTTAGCGCAGCCACCGGACTGATAAGCACACCGACGCGCAGCAGCCAGCAGGTGACGTTCCAGACGCTTATTAACCCAACCGTGAAGATCGGGCGGCGCGTCAAGCTAGAGAGCACAACAGCGCCTTATATGGACGGTGTTTATCGCATTGAAACAATCACGTACAGCGGCGATAATTACGGTGATGCATGGTCGCAAACATGCACAGGGCGATTGGGCGCGGGAACGGTGGTGTTATGAAGACTAAACGCGAATTAATAGACGTGATGAACGATGCAATCGCGTTTGCATTGTCCAACTTGCACACGGCAACCATTGCCAAAGTGACGGGCGTGCAGGCCAAAACCATCAGCGTCCAGCCTGTTATTAATCGCGTGGTGGCTGGCCGGTCTATTGAGCTACCGGAGTTCACAATGGTTCCGCCTGTGTTTATGCAGGGGGGCGGCAGCTATACGGCGCACCCGATAGCTGTGGGCGATTACTGTCTGCTTGTACTAACAGAGCGTTGCTTTGACCGTTGGTACGGCGGGGCAGACTTTCAGAGTCCGGCTGAGTTTAGAATGCACGACTACAGCGATGGCCTGGCCATTGTCGGCGTTAATCCTTTGTCCAGTGCAATTACCATACCAACTGTTATCCAGCAGACTGGCGACACGAATCAAGACGGCAACTATACGCATCAGGGCGACCGGACGCAGGTGGGCGACTTGACCATTACGGGTGATCTGACGCTGACCGGCAACATGCAAGTTAACGGCAACATCACATGTTCTGGCACAATATCCGCTGGCAACTTTTCAGGGCTTGGTGGGGGCACTATGACAAGCACTAGCGACATCAAAGCGAAAGGCATTAGCCTGACCACTCACACCCACAGCGGCGTAGAGCCTGGCACCGGCAACACAGGAGGACCGCAATAATGCAGGTCAGCGGACTAGACAACAACCTAGACTGGCGATTCGGAAAAGGCCGCGCAGTGTACAAGCGCGACTCGAAAGCTATCGCGCAAAACGTACTAACGCGGCTGCGGTCATTTAAAGGTGACTGGTATCTGAACACGAAAGCCGGCGTCGATTGGCTCCAGTTGCTGGGCAATCTTGGCACCGAGCGGCGCATCATTCGAGCCGTGGAATCAACCGTACTGCAAACCGAAGGCGTTATTTCAATAGAGCGCTTAGGCATAATTCGGCGAAACGCTAACCGAGGTGTTACAATCGAACTCCAGTATACCGACGTATTCACGCAGCAAGATTTGCAGACCCTGGAGCTTACCGCATGACATTGCCAAGATTCACGCCAGACGGCATACAGGTGCAGACCTTTCAGGAAATCTATGACGAGCTGGCGGCGGGCTACCGGGCAATTTATGGCGAAGATATAAACCTTGACGCCGACAGCCCCGACGGCCAGCGGGTGGCGATTGAGGCGCAGCTTGTACTAGATGCGCAATCGTTCGGCGCTCTTGAGTACAATCAACGCGATCCAGACTTTGCGCTTGGTCAGTCTCTTAACTCAATCATAAAGCTGTCAGGCATCGCGCCCAGGCCAGCCACGCGCTCT